ATACTTTGTACCAATTGTAAATAAATTTTCTAATACACTATCAATTTGTTCTGGCTCAATGTGTTCGAGTACATCACGACTGTAAACCAAGTCAACCTGTTCTGGTAGTTTAATTGGATGTGTTATAGGATCATAACTGTATATGTCCATCGTATCAGATTTTAAACTATCGAGCGGAGTACCTTTACCACAACCAAAGTCCATTATACTATTAACTGTATGCTCTGCTAAGAAATTAGTAAGTATCTTAGGTGCACCTTTTGCATTTCCAAAGCTCTTAGCCGAATGGAGTTTCTCTAGTTGTAATGTATACTCTGGACTATTCTGCATCTTCTCTCCTTACATAAAGAAAGTCTGCCTTATCGACTCGACTGTGTAACTCATAACCATAACTTTCAAGTAATTCAAAAGGATCTGGCATATCTTCAGGTTGTCTGTCTTTGTGTATTCTTACCTTTGCTTCTAGTAAAACAACAGGCGAATTATTTTTAAAAAACTGTTCTGCTCCTTGAAGTACATATCCTTCATGACTGTCGCAATCAATCTTAATAAAATCTATATCTTCAAAGTGATAACTGTCAAGATACAAACACTGTACTTTGGTTTGGCTATGCACGTATATGTCTTTTGGTAATTCTTTCTTGTCAGTTACCCAACCTGAGAATGTTGTTTTGCCATTAAGCAACATTTTTGTTTCGTTTACATTACTCAGTGCGATGTTATACAATTCTGTATTTTCTATATCACGTGCTTTTAAATTTTTCTCACAACAAACATAAGCCATTGGATGTGGCTCAAAACCAATTACTAGATCAAACAAGGATGCCATATGAACTGTGCTATCTCCTATCCACATACCAACGTCAATTGCATTTCTATGGTGTGTACATAACTCTGTTGCAATACTAATTGGACGCTCACAAGGAAAACTATCATCACGCATATAATCACCAGGACGTCCACCGCTTAGAGAACTTGGTGTCCACCAATTTCCGTTTTTTGTTATCATTGTTGTCTCATATCCATAAGGTTTTTATCCAGCCACGGAAGTATTAAATCCTTTTGTTTAATCATCCCATGTTTTGTTATACTTTGCACTGCGGTATCAGGAAGTAGATTTGTTTCATCTACTAATTTGTACAAATTAGTTGTATTAGGATCCATTGGTTTGGTGTCGCTACGATACACTATTGCAAATATCCAAGGATTGCCGATGGCTTTTTTAAAAAACCCTCCGTTACAATCCCAACCGTTTACTGCTAACATATACAATAACATAGGCACAGTATAATGATGTTTGTAATTCATTTGTGTATTGTATTCTAACGTGTTGAACTCAACATTGGTTGTTTGAGGCACTGCAATAACCAGCATAGCATCTTTATTTGCAATGTTCCACCAGTTGGCTAATGCCTGATAAGGATTAAGAATAAATTGAAGTGTATCATGGCAGTACAATATATCAAACTTTCTTTTAGTTTTTGATAGCATCTCAGGAGCACCTTTTTGAAAACTTATTCCGTTATGCTTTGTAAGAAGTTTGTCTATGTTACTCTGTCCGATACATTTAATGTTTAACGGTAATTGTTGTACGTCCCTTGTGGTTGCATTTGCAAACCATAACATATTAAATGCTTCGGTATCGCAACCTAAATCTACAACACGTCCGATACTTTCCATAAAGTCATCATATTCATGAAACAAATCTAGTATATGTTTTTTACTGTGTTGGTATGCTAGTTCTTGACTTGTAAAGCTCGAGTAATTCATTTTGTATTTTTTCAGCCTTTGTTTTTTGCACCGTAAATGCAGTTTTACTTATATACTCTACTAGTTGTGCATTATATTCTAATCTATCCCAATGTCTCTTTCGTAACTTAATTCCGTCATGTTTACAAAATTGGTATGCTTCTGCTACCACACGATCCATTCTTATTTCTGGATCATCTATGGCATCATAACTGTGATCTATTATATCCTCAAACAGATCAAAGCCTTGCTCACGTATTTTTTCAACTGTTCCAGGCACTGCATACCAAATTGGAAATTGATGCCAAGCAAAAACTTTATAACTTTTTTCTGTAATAAAAATACTCCGCCATGACAACCTATCAGTTTCATTGCTAGTTTCAACTACTAGTTGTACTGGTGCCGTATAAAACAAGTTATGTTGAGGAGCATGCTGGTCTGTGTTAGAAGCACGATCATCCTCAACGTACATTGGGTATGTATGTGGACTTACCATCTCACGCCATTCTGTAGGAATCATATCCGGAAATGTACCAAGTGTAATTCTTACGTCTTCACTATTGAATGTATCCAGTATCTTCTTAGCTAAAGTACAACGACTTTCGCTTGCCCTTCGCATAAGCACAACTAACCGTCGATCCATCTTAAGATCACGCCATGGTATGTTTTGTTTACGCAATATCGGATGCCAATGAGCATTATATATCAGTCGATGAACATTACACTCAGCTGGATATGGTAAACTATCAGTGTCTTCATAACATGTAAAAAGCACTCCAAATTGGTACATCGGAAACCCAAGTTCAGATAACATTAGTCTGAAAGGTTCAACATCGTCAGCATTGTGTCCTTCCCAATTTGGGTTTACAATAATATAGAATTGTTTAAGGTCCTCAACTGTAAGATTAGCACGTTCTAAATCTTCAAAAAACAGTTGACGCCAATATTTTTTTACTTGTCTACTATACACACGATCAAATTCATGTTGTATCCATATGTTGTACCAAATAAACTCGCCTTTGATACTGATACGTGCAGGCATCATACCTGCACATCCTCCATGCCAGCAGTACGTAATCTAACTATATGTCCTAGTTGCCACTGTTTGGTATCCAAGCCTTTCATGATGCCAAGATATTTGTTACGCAATAGAGCAACTTCATTGATAAGTGTTTCAAAGTCAATTACTTCATCCTCGCCATCGACATACTTTTCTGCATCACGACTGCTCAATGCACGGGCATAGCCTTCCAAGTACTTTTGAAAGTGTTTACGTCTTATTTTACGTAACTGTATGTTTAGAAAATTAAGTACTGCTTCGATTTCCTGTAGCTGATTGAATCGATGCTCTGTAAGTCCAGGCAATGCTTTGATGTTTTTTTCAACAAGTCCTCCGACCCTGCATTCACTCTTGGCTATTTCTAACTCATGTTCATAATGAGTAATGAAGCCTGGGATCTCTCCAAGGTTGTTAGTTACTTTGCTATACCACATTAGTAATCATCGTAGTTGAATTCACCATCTTCGTCGTATTGATCCAGTAGCTCGTCACGTTCATCTTCTTCGAGATCATCTTCTTCATGCTCGCCAAGATAATCACCAACTGCTAATTTGATGGCACCATCAAATTTGAATGCTTCTCTTATTTCTTCTGCACTGTGGTGGCCAATTAGTGCTTCAACAACATGATTTGCAGCTTCTCTTATATCGCCTGTGTCGTGCATAAATTGACGTGTTTCTTTCCATACCAGTGCGGCTAAGTCTAGTGACACTATACGCTCTCCTCGTTTTGTATTTCACCTGTAGCCGGATGGACATCGCTGTTTCCATCAACTACATCTTCTTCTGGAGTACTTAGCACTTCCTCAATTTTATTGAAGTCTAGCATTACCTTGTCTAAACAACCATCTTCGTTACGTTCCCATGCCTTACGGAACTGTAGTATCTCTTCTTTGTCGCTAGTTAGGAAACGTAATCTGTTGCCTTGCTTTGTTAACAATCCAGTTGCTTCTGCTAGATCAACCAATCCACTGTATGGGTTCATGCCAGTTTCATATGGAATCTTTACTTGCACTGATTCAAATGGTTTTGCATATCTGGTTTTCATAACCTTACAAGCGGCTCGTATGCCTTTCACCTGTGATATTTTATTGCCATCCTCATCTTCTTTAAGTTTTAGTTTACGCATTGCAACAACAATACTTGATGCATAGATAAAACCTTGTCCACCTGATATCTTATCATCTGGATCAAACATATCCTGTGATGCATACGTATGGTTAGTACATACCATACCAACATTGTAACTACCAAACATGTTTACAGTATTTCTCACAAGAGCCGTTAGTGCTTTAGGCTTTCTACCTAAGTCACCTTTCATGTCACCAGATTCAAACTGATTAACATCTGTTGGTGTTAGCATCATGCCTAAACTATCAATAACAAACAATACCTTAGGACGTTCTCCATCTGGCAATGCTTTGTAGTCTTTCATAAATGTACTAACTGTTTTAGCAACATCGTCAATCATTGACATTGCTAGTTTTAGTAACTTGTCATCGCCGGTATCAACACCTAGTGCTTGTAACCATGCTTCATCAAGTGCGTTTTCTGTATCAATCAGCACAACAAATATGCCTTGCTCTTGTGCATGTTTTACAATGTTACCTGCGGCAAAATAACTTTTGCCTGCGCCAGATTCACCAGCAAACACTGTAACTTTACCTAGTGGACAACCTTTGTGAAAGTCACCTGAAATAAGATAGTTAAGTGCATAGTTGCCTGTACTAATCCAGTCTGTTGGATCGTTAAAGCCAATTGACAATCCGTCAATGCTTTTTGTAATATCCTTACGAAATTTACTTACGTCAAATGGTTTTCCCACTGTATTCTCCTTGTCTAATGTGTTATTATACTATATTGTGCTTGTGTTGTCAATCGTTTTTAGACTTTTTAGGTAACTTTTACTAAAATAATGATCATAATTGTATTCAATGCTATCAGATTCTAGCAAATACAAATCATGCCACTCATCTGTTGTAAGTTTTGAAAACTTGCTTATCATACACATAAGTTCAATTAATCTTTCAATCGGGTTGATTATTGAGTCAAATCTATAATCAAATAAGTTTTTATATAATCTAAATCCGTAATTGCTTTCAATAATTTTGTGCCATCCTGGTTGAGCATAGGTTAAAAACAATCCTCTATTTACTACACTATACAAAAACTTTTCAGTGACAAACGGATAATAGCTATCAGCCATTGTTTCGCTTACTATATGCAAAAAACTTTCAGTTAGTTTTTGTGCAAGTGTATATATGTTTTTATTATGATCAAATCTTTCATACGCAAAACTTACTATTTGTTTATTGAAATCATTGGTGCAATCAAAAAACTTTAGATAAAACTGTGCATTATGCACATACCAAGAAACATAGTTATCAATATTACTGCCAGAATTTGTGTTATTCTTACTGCAATAATTTTCATTGAAGTAATTAAATTTATATAATGTCGATGCTAATAGTTGTCGACTTATGTGATTTGATCCGTTAAAACTGCATACAAAATTTTTTAAGTTTATTTCTGGATGCATATTGTAATTCTCAAAATGACAAAGATTCATTTTGTATTGCTTATCAACTGAAAATTTTATGTTTGGATATTTTTTTTTCAAACAATCTGTAACACAGTACAGTGTGTAAATGTCCTTTGTAAAGTTTTGTTCATTCAATGATTCTAAAATTTTGCAAGTTAATTCTTTGTTAAATCCCCCAAGATGGTCACTAATAAATATGCTATCTTGAAGACTGAGGTTAATTTCACTATTCAATAAACTATTATAGTGTTCAACATGCAATTCCATAAAATTATTTACAATGTAAAATGAGGGCAAGGAGAAAGGAAAAAACCTTGCCCTCCGTTGCCGTTAAGATGAAGACTGTCTGCTACGAATCATAGCAAGTATATCTTCGGCTTTTTGTCCACTACCAGCTGGGGAAGCCGGTGTTTGGACTGGTGCAGTTGGAGTTGCACCCATCTCTTCAGGTGTAGCAACCGGAGCAGGAGCCATAGTTTCTGCTACCGGAGTTGGTGCCGGAGCACTAACTTCTACAGGTGTTGCTGTTGCTGATGCAGCCGCCGCCATTACTGGAGCTGGTGCTGATCCTTCA